CGCCTCCTTGAGCGCCGCATAGGCAAAGCCGAGCATGCCGTCCGGCTTCGACAGAGCCTCGGCCCTCGAGTAGACCGTGCCGCCGGGCTCGAAATTGAAGATGCCGCTAAGTTCAAAGGGGTTAGACTTTATCAGCCGCTCGACCGAATCGACGATCCAGGCGGGATTGCGCACCATGCAGACGACGCGGCAGTCGGGGAAGAGCTCGACCAGCACAGAGATTTTAGCGGTCCACTGGCGGTTTGTGTCAAACGCTACATCATCGCCAGGGCATTTAAGGTCGTAGTAGGCATCGAATATCCCATGTAATAAACGTCGACGGATCGAATCATCGATAAACACCGACGCCTCGTTGCGGTTTGAAATCGCCACCTGCACGGCATTGAAAACAAAGCCCACAGGGCTCATCATACCCGCATGAAACCGCGGGTTCTGCCGCAGCAGGGCAGCCAACAACGTCGAGCCGCTGCGCGGTAGCCCGGAAATGAAATGGAGTTTCATATGCCTCTGCCCTCGATGGAAGCCGCACTCGCCCGCAATGTTATTGCGACTGACTGGGCCTCGCAATCGAACGCCTCCTCGCCCATCTGGGGCCAGCAGCAGGCGTCGGTCTCCACCGACACGCCGCTCAAGCTGCGGGCCGGTCGTTGGCCACGCATGGACGGAAACAGATACACGAATCAGCCGGCGGTCGGCCTCAACGCTGCATGAGCTCGATCCGCGACGCCCTCTACGATCTCCTCGGCTCGGTCACTATTACGACCAAGGAGTTGGGGAAAACGCGCATAAAACCGTGGCCGTCGCAGCGGCTCATCATAGACACCATCAGCGAGGGACTGAGCCAGGGTGTCCACGAGTTCTGTATCCTCAAGCCGCGGCAGGTCGCAGCAACGACGACCGTGTCCGTCATCCAGTTGTGCTGGGCTTTGATGCACCCCGGCATCCAAGGGGCAATAATCGCCGACACCACCGCCAACGTCGAGCGGCTGCGCCGCATCTTCGCCGACTTGCTCGAATCGCTGCCGATCGAGTGGCGCGGCCCCGACCATCGCCTCGTGCAGAACAACCGCAACGGCATGGTGTTCGCCAACAAGTCCGTCATCGACTTGATGGCGGCCGGCTCGAATCCCGATTTAGGGGCTTCCCGAGCCCTCAATGCACTTCACGCCACGGAAGCCTCGCTGTGGCGCAGCCTGCTCGGCGTCGAGAGCCTGCGCGCCTCGCTGGCGCGCGACAACCCGAACCGACTTTATATTTTTGAAAGCATCGCCAATGGCGTCGGCAATTGGTTCTACGACTACTGGCAGGAGTGCAAGGAGGACACGAAGAACAAGCGCGCCATCTTTCTCGGCTTCTACCTGCAGCCCTACTACCGTATCGAGCAGGACGATCCCGACTTCAGGGTCTACTGGGACAACACGCTCACCGACGATGAGAAGGCGAAGGTCACCTACGTCAAGCAGCACTACGGCCACACCGTGCCGCTCGAGGCCATCGCCTGGCGGCGCCGCGAATCGGAGTTTCGCGATCCATCGTACATGGATCGAATGTACCCTTTCACGGAAAGGGAATGTTTCATCGAATCGGGCTCGTCGTTCTTCCCCGCCAAGCGGACGCTAGAGCTCGCCGAGGCGCTGCAGGCGCCGCTGCCGATGCGGGCCTACCGCTACACCTTTGACCACGACTTCCTGAAATCGTCCCTCGAGCCTACACGCAACGCCGAGGAGGCCAATCTCCGCGTCTGGGAGCATCCGGTCAACGACTGGTCGCAGCAGCGCCTCGACCCGGACACCAAGCAGCCGCTGCCGGTCGAGCCGCCCGGCGTCTACGTCATCGGCATCGACCCCAGCGGGGGAGGGGGCGGCGACAGCGACGATCACGCCGTCGAGGTTTTTCGCTGCTACGCCGACTGCCTAGTGCAAGTGTGCGAGTTTCAGACAAATAGACCCCTGACGTACCAGATTGCCTGGGTGCTCGCCCACCTCGGCGGTGCCTACAAGGACCACACGGCCATCCTCGAGATAACCGGCGTCGGCGCCGCCGTGCCGCCGGAAACCTTCAACCTGCGCCGGCTGGCCGAGATGGGCATGCTGGTCTCGGCGCCCGGTGCCGACCCCATCATCGACATGATAGGCGCCGTGCGGTGGTATCTCTACCAGCGACCGGACACTTATGCCGGCGGCGGCTCGGTCCTGCACTGGAAGACGTCGCGGGACAACAAGGCGCAGATCTACTCGGAATTTCGCGATTCGTTGATGCTGCGGCGGGTCGAGATCCGCTCGCCGCGGCTGATGAAGCAGTTGCAGGGCATCGTCGAGGACGAGGGCTACATCGGCGCCAGCCAGGACAGCCGGGAGGGTGACGACCTTGTGCAGGCGGCCGTCATGGCGCATCATCCGTGGCACCAGCGCATCCGCAACGACCTTTTGGCGCGCGGCATGACGTGGGATTCGGTGCATCGGCATCCCCAGTTCGACAATCCGAACAAGGCGATGTCGTTCATCATTTCGCAGAACATGCGCGGCGTCTGGTCGAAGCGGCAGCAGCGGGAGGAGAGGTTTTGAATATAGTTGATTTTCCGCGGTTGACTGGCACCATCACTTTTAGTGGCAACAATGATCAAGTGGAGATCATTACTGCTAAGCATCAAGATGGTTGGCGAGTGTGGCTTTATATCAACGGAGAACGCAAGGTGGAATTGACTCAAATAAAACGATTAAAGGTCGATTGTGCCGATCGTTAGAACCCTCGGCTGCAACGACTGCGCCCGCACCTGGGACGTCACCCTGACGGCCGAGCAGGTCGACGACCCGCTGCCGGCGTGCCCGTTCTGCAACAACGCGACGTTTCAGGAGTTCAAGCCCGTCGCGATTCGCGGCAAGGAGTCGAAGCTGGAGTCGAGCGAGGCCGTCGTTGAAAATGAAATGAAAGAGCGCGGCATTACCGACATTACGTTTCGGACCAAGGAAAACTTGCCGCCGAAGGTTCGCTACAAGACCGACAAGGCGCAGTCCAACTGGATGCAGCCGACCGGCGACATGGTCGCACAGGCGGCGCAGTTGGGCCGCGCGGATCGCCAGAAATTCGGTGCCGACGGCCTCGAAATCCTGCAGAACAACCTGCGCAGCGGCAAGCAGGTCGACCTCGTCGAGGCATCGAAAAGGCGAGCTGACCGGGTATGGACTTTTATACCGGCAGCGTTAGTTGGGGGTTCGTTAGGTCTTTTGTTCGCTCAAGGTATGCAATTAATTTGAGCAATCTATCAGTATCGTCATTAACAAGACCAAGGACCACGTTGCAGTCAACACAAATCCAGCCTCGAAAGACTCCGCGGCGATGACAGTGATCAAAGGCAATGGGTCTTTTATCGTTTCCGCATATTTCGCAAATTTTTGGTCTGGGTCTACCTGCTTCAGCTTCTTGTCGTCGCTGATGGTAATCTAATGCATATCTGGGATTTCTAAGACGCCGTCTTTTTGCGGCTTCTTTTACTTTCTCTGGGTGCCTTTCTCGGTAGAGTCTTGAATATATTTTATGTTTTGATTTATCGCGCTTCTCTGAATTAGCCCGGCGTTTCGCAATGATTTTATCTTTGTTTTTCTGCCAATATCGTCGGCCTCTCTCGCGAACGATAGGAAGCAGTTTGTCAAGATTTTTTAAGCGGTATTCCCGCATATACGCGCGCTTTCGCGCGCGCTTCTCTTCTGTGGTAAGAGTCATCAGCCTTGCTCCTGCGGAGTAGGAGTTGAGGTTAGGGGTGGTAGTGGCCCTTGCCGGCTGCTACCATCCCGCGAATTTACAATAATAAACGCATGAGATCAACATGCTCCGTGCCCCGAAAGAACGCGAAGACCTTGCCCTTTGGGCGAGGGAGTTGGTCGACGAAACGATGCGCAGCGAGGATGACCGCGCTGCCGTTTACCAGATGGCGTCCCGTTATTATTTCACCGGTTCTGGCGATAATGTACGGGCGGCAATTTACAACAAGACCAAGCCCTTCATAGATCGATTTTCTGGGCTCCTTTATCAACCAACAGATGTTAGGTTCAGTATCGTCTACGATTCATCCGAACCGCAAGACGTCACTGAACGTGCGCAACTTGCCGGAGAAAAACTAAGTGCGGACTTCAGGAGTACGGATTCGGACGTCAAATTCGCCGACGCCGTTACCTGGAGTTTGATTAATGGCGTCTATCTAATAAAGGTCCGTCCCAACGAGGAGCAGCACACTTTCCACGTCGATCCCATCCATCCCTGCAACTTCGGTGTGTTGAGCGAGACGACGCAGGCGCTTGAGCTGCAGGAAGCCGTCTGCCACATCAGCTATTACAGCGTGTCGCGGCTGCGGGCCATGCTGGAGGAGGCCGACCACCCGCACGCCGGGGCCATCATCGACGAGGTGTTGCAGTCGCGGCAGTACAACATGCCCGAGGAGCGGTCGGGCTACGTCCACGAGATGATGGTGGGCGGCCTGCACCCGATCGGACCCGAGCGGGAAAACCAGGAAGCAAGCGGCATCATCAACGTCTTCCCGGTGACGGTGCCGTGGCGACCGCAGACGCCGCTGGCGCAGACGGTGAAGTTCTGCGAGCTGTGGTTCAGGGACGCCGACAGGGACGGCGACTGGACGACGCTGCAGATGGTCTACCCGGATCTGATCATCTGGGGCGATGCGCCGGGCCGGCGCAGCAATTTGAGTCGCGTACCGGGACGCTTGCCGTTCACCAAGATCCAGGCGCAGATCGTGCCGGGCTACTTCTGGGGCCGCTCGATCGTCGCCGACGTGCAGATGCTGCAGGACGTCTTGAACCGGCGGCTGCGCAATCTGGAAGTGATGTCGGCGCGCAACGCCAAGGCGCCGCACCAGCTATCGGGCTTCACCAGCGTGACGCCCGAAATGTACAACAAGATCATGAGCGAGGGCGGCTTCATTTATGACGCCAATCCACAAGCATCGGCCAAGCCGCTCGTCGAGCCGCCGCCGCCGAACTACCTCGAGGAAATCGAGCTCCACCTCAAGTTTTTTGACGAGGCGTCAGGCTTTACGCCTGTCACGACAGGCCAAGGGGAAAGCGGCGTCAGATCTGGAGTGCATGCTCAGACTCTTGTCCGAACTTCGTCACCGCGGCTGATCGACCAGGCCTCTCGCATCGAGCGGCAACTTGCCGAGACCGGCGAGCTTGCGCTGCGCATCATGCAGGCTACCGATCCCAAGATCTACCTGACCGACGACACCAACATCTCGTTCTACCTCGAGCAGTTGCCCGACAACTTCCAGGTCATCGTCGATTCGCATTCGGCCTCGCCGGTCTTTATGGAGGACAATCTGCAGAAGGCTTTGATCCTGGCCAAGGCCGGCGCTCTCGACGGCGAGGATCTGTTGCACGTCGCACATTTACCCGGAACGGAATTATACTTACAGAAATTCAAGCAGCGTCAGAAGGCGATGGCGCAGCAGGCGAAAGAGCAGAAGCAGGAGGACCTGGTGCGCGACGTCATCGGCGCACCGGCTCATCGGCAGTCGCGGGGAGGGGGCCGCCGCGGCGCCACCATGCACTCGATCGCGACTGCACTATTAGCGGCCGGCGCGGCCCTGGCGGCGATGTTCGGCCGATAGAAAAAGGCCGCCAGCAGGGAGGCGCGGCGGCCAGTCGAAGCACGGTAATGAGACGCGCGCCCTTATCCCCCATGCACGGCAGGGTTGCAAGGCCTTTCAACTACCACTAGTATCGTGCCGTCCCTGCGCTCCCCGTTGTGGGTCGAAGCGCGGACCAAGAGCAACAGCCAGTCGTCAAATGGCGAACCTTGACGTGGGCACCGGCTCCGACGCCGGTCCTCCCGACGCAGCACCGGGACCGCCCGGTCCTCCGGGCCGGCCGCCGTTTCCCGGCATCCCCGGCCCGATGCAGCGCCGCATGGGCGTCTCGACACCCGGCGCCGGCAACGTCGGCGACGCGCTCCAGAAGATCGCCGACGCCACCCGCATGCTTCAGGACGCCGCCGGCTCGATGCCGCACGGATCGAAGGAGGGGCAGGAGCTCAATCGCGCCATCGGCATGCTCATGAAGATCGGCCCGCAGCAGTCGGCGGTGCAGCAGACGTCCATCACCGGGGCGCGTGACGCCCTGCAGCAGATGATCCAGGGCGCACTCGCCGGCCGCGCGGGCGGCATCATGCAGGGCAACCCGCAGCAGCCGCCCGCGACCGGACTGCCGGGGGCGTGATGCTGTGGCCTTATCCGACACTGCAGAAGATCGAGGATATTCCCGAACTGAAATGGCTGTCGAAGCAACTAGCGCACATGCAGAAGGAGTGTGACAGTTATGGCCTCGCAAAACAGAAGTTACGATCCGCCCATTTTGTCGCCGCCCGACAAGCCGCCGAGAACGATCGTTCAAGTGGACAACCGCAGCGAAGTTTCGTCGTGGGGCGCAATCCCGTCAGTCGTACCGAAGCCCGAGGGCGGGGTGCCGCTGCAGGCCAACATCGTCGGCAAGACGAACGCTAACTAATGAATGCGAAGATTCAAAAGCCGGTGGCGGCCCTAAAGAATCTTCAGGGCTATGCAATCGATGCTACCGACTTTTTGCATGATGTGATGGGCAACGCTTCACATCCAATGGAAATTAGAATCGAGGCCGCAAGAATACTCGCAGTTAGCGCCAAGCTTCCTTATGACGATGAGGACGACTAAGTTTTAACTAACAACAAGAGGCAGTCAATGCCCCAGCAATTGTCTGATGCGGACTATTACCGCCTTCTCTCCAACGCGCAGAAGGGTCAGTTCTCTCAGGAGGTCTGGGACCGCGCCGAGCAGATGAAGATCGGCAATGAGTTGCGCGAGATCATCAAGCGCACTCATCCCGGCGTGCCGCATCCCGGTTACGACGAAGAAAAGCGCGTCAACGAGCGCATCGACAAGCTCGAGAAGGACCGCGCCGACCGCGAGAAGAAGGCGGCCGACGACGCCGAGGACAAGCGGTGGAACGACGAGCTGAAGTCCGTCAAGGAGCGCCACAGGTACTCCGACGACGAGATGAAGAAGCTCGACAAGTACATGCGCGACCACAAGATCTACGAGCCCGAGGCGGCGGCGCTGTACATGAACCGCAAAGAGCCGCGCATGACTGGCCCCGACGACTCGGACGGCCGCTTCATGAATTATCAGAAGCAGTCGGATTGGGACGACATTGCCAAGGAGCCGCAGAAGTGGCTCGAGAAGCAGATATACGGCGTCTACAAGCAACAAGAAGACCAAGCCCGTAACGGGAGATTTTAGTTATGGCATCTGGAGCCCTGTTAGGCGCCGGCTTGATTCCTGGCGGCGCCATCGGAGACGAGCAGCAAGCCCTTATCCGACGCGCCTATGCGGTTGCGGTCGTTTCCCAGATTTATCACGAAAATGTCCTCTGCGCATTGCTGCTGAGAAACGCGATTCGCGCCAGCGGCGGCGTCTCACCGTATGTTCAGCCGGTGCAAGTAGGTTCCTACATCGACTCGGAGTGGATCGGACCTGGCGGTCAGTTCAAGATCCCTGACGACCGCGCGGGCACGGTGAATGCGGCATTCAACATGTGCGCTCTCGCCAGCCCGATTGTTTCTTTCGGCCTGGAACAGCTTGTGACGATGGATGCGATTGCCGTCACCAGCAGGCTAATGTTGAAGCTCAATGACCTGAAAAACTCGCAGATGAAGGCGCTTACGACGGCGCTGTTCTCCGACAACGAGACGGCGACGCATCCGGCGCTGACCATGTTCGGATTGCCAAACGCCTACGGAGACGATGGCACCTACGGCGCGCTGGACCGCGACGTCTACGAGGACTGGAAGGGACTTCATATCTCCAGTGCTGTCGCCGAGCGCATTCCGTTTATCAAGGTCATTCTGGAGACGGCGCGCCATGCCGGCGGCGAGGCCCCTGACTTCATTGTCACTTCGATCGAGACGTGGACTGCGCTCATGCAATCGTTCATGTCCGTCGAGCGATACAATAATTCGCCGGATTCCAGGTGGGGCAAGGACGATCCAGCAAATAGCGGATTCCGCGGTTTGTTGTTGGGCGATACTCCCATTTTTTACGATCTCAACTGTCCGCCGACGACTGCATTTGTTTTTAATTCGCGTTACATCACCCTCTGTATCCACGAGGACGCAAACTTCAGTTTCAGCGGCTGGTACTCGACTATACCGAACGGACAGATCGCGTCCGTCGCAGTCGGCCTTACTGCACTGAACCTTGTCTGCTCGAAACCGAAGACGGGCGCCATCGTGACAGGGATCACCGGCAATGCCAGCTTCTCCAGCTAGCGACATCTTCGACTTCGACAAGCCGCCGGGCGTTGAGTGGGACGCCTACAAGCCGGCGCGTCAGATCTACCGCAACGGCGCGGCGGTCAACAATCACATCCCGCCGAAGATCCTGACGCCGCCCGGCAAGGGGCCGTTTCCAGATCCGACGTTTCCGATCATCACGTTCACTCGCGGCAATCCGACCGGCAACGTCGACATCGAGTTCAACGGATTTGCGCTGGGCTGGAACCCGCCTGTCATCCTGCCGCACACGCCGCCCGTCGAGGACGAGGGCGGCGACAACGGAGACAACGGCGACAACGGGGATAACGGTGCGCAGTCAGCCGTCGCGCCGGTCGCCGCACACGCCGCACCTGCACCCGAGCCGGCGCCGCCCAAGAGCCGCTGGGGGAGAAGGGGCAAGAAGTGAATGCTCGCCCAGTACATCGCCGAGGTGCAGCGGCTCCTCAACGATGAGGGCGGCCAGTTCTTCAAGATCCCGACACTGACGGCGTACATCAACCGCGCCCGTCGCCGCATCGCGGCGATTTCCGGCTGCATCCGATGCCTGCCGCCCGGCCTGCTGACCCACAAGGGGCAGGAGCGATATCCGTTCTCCCACATGATCCCGATCATACAGCAGGAGGTGCCAGGCGCCGGCGAGGTCTTGTTCGTGCGCTCGCTGTCGATTGCGCAGGGACGCGGGCCGGGCGCCTGGGCGCCGCAATGGTATCAGATCCCGTTCACTGACTTCAGCGCCCGCTTTCGCGTTCTCGACCGAACGTTCCTCGGCAACTTCAATGTGCCGGGCTGGTTCGCCGTCTTCGGCTCCGGGCCGGCCGCCGAACTCTACCTTGCGCCGATTCCGATGCGCGAGGACCGGATGCTGCTCGATCTGACGCTGCTGCCGACGCCGCTCATCGAGGATTCCGACGACCCTTGCCCGCTGCCTTACCCGTGGTCTGATGTGGTCGCCTTCTGGGCCGGGGTGATGGCCCTGCTGCAGCAGCAGCGCAAGGAAGACGCCAAGGTGCTGTCGGACCTTTTCACGCAGATGATGCCCGAATGTGCTGCGGTCGTCATGCCGCAGTTCAACGTCAACAGCTACGCGCCGGGTCACATTAGGAGCGCGTGATGGCTGACGATCCGACATCATTGCCGCCAGAAAAACGTGCTCGCACTTATCCATTTGGACCGCAGCAAGGACGCATGTTCAGATTGCCACAGTACGATTCTCTTGGGTCTATTCGCCCATTTGGGCCGGGTGAATATCTGCATAATCCAGATGGCTCAATGAGCAGTGAGGAGTCGGTTACTATCCGGCGTCCTGACGGAAAATGGATGGTTGTGCCTGGATTATGGCTTGTCAATGGTGTTCCGACCAAAGTCAATGAAGACCAAGCACTTGAGTACTCGCAGCAAAGTGGATTGGTTTGGCCAACATTTGAGAATGAGAATTGGGCCAACCAATTTGCCAATCATCGCGAAGAAATTTGGGAGCGAACCCCAATGGGCCGCACCGATTGGCAGCCGCCACTGTGGTCTCGCAAATTGCCAGGATACGAGCATTAAATGCCGACCCAATCCGCCAACGAACCCGAACTGATAACCCTCGACCAGTGGAAGGGCATCAATCAGCAGAACCAGCGCAGCTCGATGGACGACCAGGAGGCGTGGTGGACCGAAAATTTCTACCAGGTCGCCCCCGGCAACCTTCGCTCCATGTGGGGCCCGTCGCCGCCCTTCTACACGGCGCCGGCCGGTCTGAAGATCCTGCGCATATTCTTCGGCTTCTACGGAAATAGGTTGCCCCAGTATGGCCAGCCCGGTCCTGGCCGCAGCGGCTTCATGTTTCTCTCGGACGGCTCGATCGACGAGCTCGACCTCGATACCCACCAGGTGTTCCGCATCGGTGGCGGCCGGCCGCTTTGGAATCCGGTCGCCCCGAAATACTGGGCCAGCATGAAGGTGTGGCGGCCGCGTTGGGTCGGCGGCGTTCTCGGCGAGATCGGCGGCGTGATCTTCGGCAGTCCGGGCGGCCAGCATCCGGGCGATCTCGGCGGCATTGTCGCCTACGACGGCACCGACCAGGGGCCGCACGGCGACGGCACCTACGTTGCCGGCGACCCGGCGCCTTTGTGGTTCACGTTCGCCGACGTCACGGGCGCCGACTGGACGACGATGCCGTGGGGATTGCCTGACGTCTATGCGATGGAGATCTACAACAGCCGATTATGGGTCGCTGGAAAGGACGTCATAAGCTGGTCGGCACCTACGAATGGGTCCGACTTCTCGGACGTGAACGGAGGCGGCAGCGTCGCCTATTTCGGGGACAAGCTCGTGTATACCTACACCGAGCTGGTCTCCTCGAACGGCTACTTGTTTTGTTTCGGCGATAGCAGCGTCGACGTCATCTCGAACGTGAGACTGACCGGGTCGGGAACGCCGGGCGCTCCGTTCACGACAGTTTTTGATTACATCCACCTCGATCCCCAAGTAGGCAATAGATTCCCGCGGCTGTGCGGACGATGGGGCAACGACATCATCATGTACAACGGTGCCGGCATCTGGCGCCTGCCGGTGCCCGGCGCGTCGGCGATGACGATTTCCGAGAAGATGGCGAACATCTACCAGACGCTCGATAGCACCGCGTTCTACCCCACGTTCGCCGTCACCAATACGATGTTCGGCTTCCGGGTCTTGCTGTGCAACGGCCAGTTCACCGACCCGTGGGGCAAAAAACGTAGCATCATGCTGGTATGGAACGGCGAGTCGTGGACGACGGCGACGCAGAAACACGAGCTTACCCACATCGGCCAGTACGAG